TAGCCAAGATTTTCCTTTGCCTATGTCACCCCTTTGATACCATTGGGCTTGAGGAGCACCCGCTGTTGGGTCCCAGTTAGGATTTATTATCCTTCCTTGAAGTGCACCTGAAGCAACTCTGAATAACTGTGATGCAGTTGACACTCCATCAAGTTGCTCTAATAGATGGTTTCCCTGTTCATTAGTTCCATGTATCCCCGTAAACAAAGTAGCAAATAAGTTTGCTGCTTCTTTACTTGCAACCTCTGCTCCAAGCATATTTTCTATTGCTAATAGCTTTTCCTGAATATCATAGCCAAGCCATTCTCCATATGATTCTCCCATCGCGTCTGGAATCGCTCCCTTCATCCAAGGGGAACGTGTGCCTGTATCGAAGGCTGATGCACTCTGGAGATAACCGCCTTCACCTTGACTGTTTCCAGTATAGGCTTCAGAAAAATATTGAAACCAATCAACGTATCCAAAGTTTGGTGCAAGGTACGGTTTCAATGCATCTAGGATTTCTACTCGGTTGTAACCAGCCTGTCCGGCTGGTCCGGTTTCAAAGTTAAACTCGCTACCTGAATCCCAAAAGAAATTACCCGTGACTGGTATAGGTTGCTTATTACCTTCACTATCCGTGACACTTCCATGTACGTTTGGATTGTAAATAATCTTTCCGTCATCGTCATACTCATTCTTATAACCTGAACCACCTGTACCTGCTACCATTGTTGGGTCATAAGGGAAGCCGGGAAATCCTGTAGCGGTTTCTTCTGCTGCTGCTATCGCAGCATTTACATCAAGTTTTCCACCTTTTTTCCATTGCTGGTGTAAATTGCTCATGGTAAGAGAAAGGTCTAAGTCAGGAGAAGTTCCTCTGTTTATCATTCCATACCAGTCGGTATGTTCGTCAAATTCAAGTCCTGACTCAACAAACATATACTGTTCAAACTTTCCTTTTTCGATATCATTTAATTCGTGATACCAATCTGGTCGGTATACACTACGCATCTTTTCCATTTCTTCAGCTGTTGGCGGAAGTTCAACCTTATCGGCATCAGCAAAATCTATTTTTCTGTTTTCCCGGAAATTATCCCAGTCGTAGTTTTCCCATCCAACCTCAAGGATTTCTTTTTGCTGGGCAGGATTCATTGAATCCCAAATTTCCTGATTATCTCCTGTCACTCCTATATCTCCACCGGGGTCTATCCAAGGAGACCGAACATAATCTTCAGGGTCTTCCCATCCACCTAATGGTGCAGTGCCTGTACTAACAGGGTCTGTCGTTTCAGGTGTTTCATATCCTGATGCTTCTAAAACTATCGAAGGCTTTAAGATAGTATCGACCTCTGCAACCCAGTTGTTAAGTGATTCTCCCATTGAACCCATTTGCTCAATACTTGTTTCAATATCAGTGATAACTTTTTCAAGCCAACAAAGGAATCCTTGGAATCCATTGCTCCCAGTATTTCATCAACAACATCATCAGAAAGATTACTCATTGCAGCATCAATATCACCGACAAGCATCTCAAACTCATCAAGGTCATCAGGATTCTCTATCGTAGCTGCTACCAGTTCTGCCATATCCAGAAGCTCTGGGTTTTCATCAACTATCGCTGCTACCTCCGCCTCATCACGAACAGGAAATGGAGCAGTGTTATTTATCTGGCTAATTGTTTCAAACTGGTCATAGAGGTCATCAATGTCAAAATCCAACTCAAACCCTGATTCCTCAGCCTCATCCTCGTACTGTTCCAGCCTACGCATGGCATCATCAATAGAGCCACCGCTTTCCAGTATCTGTGATACGGCAGCAGGTGGCACACCATAGGCAAGTTGAGCTATCAACCCACTGTTAACGAGATTCTCAGCTTCGTTTGCCATAGCCTATAACGGTCCTTGCTGTGCACCGGGTCGTGGTGTGCCGGGTGGTACGAGTGGCCCCATAGGTGGAGTCGGAGCAGGAGGAGGTACGCCCATCATTGCTTCAGGCATGACTTGCGGAGATAGTCCCGGAGGACCACCCATACCACCGGGAGGAGGTGGACCCATAGGGGGAGGACCCATAGGTCCGGGAGGTGGACCCATAGGACCACCGGGTCCCATAGGTGGTTGTTGCTGCATCGCAGGGTTCTTTTCCATGAGTATACGGATAAGCTCGCCTGTGTAGAACTGCACAAGGTCCTCTCGTCCCTGTTCCTGTGCAGCCTGAATCAGTGACCAGAGTGCTGCCTCTGGCAGCATCCTTTCGGCCATCTGTTCCTTGATAGCGTAGTCCATCTGGTCTGCATCCTGCAGGGCAAGGATTCTGTCCCTGATAGCCCTGTCGGAGAGCAGTGGTGTTGCACCCTCTCGTGCAATCTGTGCCATCGAGTACTTCGCCATGTCGTCCTGTGGCAGTCGTGCAACCACATTGACCTCTGGAATACCTGTACCCTTTAGTTTCTCAGGAGTGATTTCCTCAGAAAAGTAGTTCCTGTTTCTGTCCATGCCCGATACTTCAATTGCCTGAAATGAATCCGATAAGTACTGGTCAGAGATAATATTAAATATCATCTGGTATGCCTTCTCCATCGAGCGAAGGTACTTACCAAGAATAGTTTCAACACCCTGTCTGAGTGTGTTGATTGCAAACCCTGATAGCTGGAACTGCACATCACCATAGACTGAGTGTGGGAGTGAACCACGCTGTAGCTCTCCTGCAACCAGCCCCATGAATGCACCAGTCTCCCGTGCTACCTCCATAAGTCCCAGTGGTTCGACATCCTCGCCCTGTGCAAGGGCAATCTCCGAACCTTCCAAGTATGGGTCATCATCGAGTGTCTTCGTACCGTCTCTTGACTTGACCTTCAGTCCCTGTCGCTTGCTTCGGGCTACCATCTCCAGCATGGTTGACATAACCATGTTGTGATTCAGGTAGGTCTCCCTGTTCGAGCGAAACAGCGATTCGCCAACATCCGCAATGGTGTCTTCGAGATTCGTCTGGTTCAGGGGTACTATGTACGGATTCGCACCAACAGGTCCAAGGAACACGGGTACGGTTCCTGCACCATGTGGTATTTGTTTCTTTACCGTGTGGTGTATGGGTCGTTCCATATTGCCGTTGTGGACAATGATGGTGTTCATTTCCTTGTCATAGAAGTCATAGACCATCAGGCCGTTCTCATCACGGTTCATAATGCCATCCAGCTTGATGCCGTACTGTGCTTCTATCTGCTGCTTGGTCTTTGGCACGCGGTAGCATGCCCAGTCCAGTCCATCTGTTCCCACGCCCCAGTAGGTGTGCAGGGCATCCCAAGGGGTGATGTCCACATAGGTTGTGCCATCCTTGCGTTTAGCAAGTAAGGCTCGCCCTGCATACCAACCACGCATGGTCATGTACCATGAAAGCTGGTCCTTGATTGGTGGGAGCATCATATTGCAGAGTCTCTCGTCTGCTGCATGAAGAATCCCAATCAGGAACCGTTCCTTGAGGTCATTCTTCTGTCTGGTCTTGCGGTCATTGCCTGTATGGGGAATTCGTACGGTCATCTCTGCACCTGCGAGCCATCCCATCACCTTGTCGGCATAGGTCTGTGGCTCATTGCTGGTGTAGGACTGGTATCCCTCGCCTGCATCGTAGGGAGCGAGACGATAGATAGCATGGTCGTCCTCCATGCGTTGCCTCAATGGTTCGGTGGCGTTGTAATGCCCCTCTACCAGAGCAATGATGTCTTCTGGCTTTCGCTTTGCCATCTACACCCACCTCCGTACCTTAATGCGGTCATGTCCTTGGACATAACTGTAGCCAAATCGGTCAATCAGGCCATATATTATCGCTTTTACCCCGTGATTGTACTTATCTTCGGGCGTATCGCCAACAATATTGCCCTCACGGTCTGTTTTCCATCGGTATGCACGGGTCTGACCGTCAAATGGGTTCGGGGCCATGCCGAACTCTGACATGATACCAATACACTTGGGGGAAAAGACAATACGTGGAGCATGCGTTCTTGGGTCTATCTTCAACCAGCCCTTCAATCGCTCTGTCCCCTCGTTTATCTTAACCTTTTGCGATGATAAGTACAGCCCAGCCTGCTCCAGCCACACCTCAGCAGGTGCAGCCATTGCCTGATGCTGGTTCCCTGCGATATCTATGACCCCAAACTTCACATCGGGCCACCACGGACGTGACTTTGCTATGTCGATTATCTCATCCGTGACCAGACCGACCTCATATATCTCATCAATAACCTGAATCTGTTCACCCTGTACTTGGACGACTTCGACCGCGTAGCCTCCCGCGTATCCCGGGTCCATCCAGAGGTGAACGGGTACATCCGGTACATACTCCACATCAACCACATGTGCGTCAGGCCGGAATTCCGAGAATACAAGACCCTTTGGCGGCGACGGTTTGCCCTCAATACGTTCCATATAGAAATCATCAGACGCGACCTCCTTTAACCGTTGAATCTCTGGGTCTTCACGGCCTCCGGGGTAGAGGTATTTGTTCGTCCAGCTGGGTAAAGAGTAGGCTCTTGCCTCTGGGTCAGCACCTGCTGCCCATGCGGTAAACATCTGGGGATACCAACCGAGTGAACCCTCAAACGTACCTGCCAAAAACATCCATCCGCGCTTTGGCGCACATCTTCCACGGAGCCTGAAGAAGGTTTCCATGTCTAATTGTGAGGCTTCGCAGC